GGGAGAGGAGAACATCTTCTTCAATAGATGATAATCCTAACTTTGCTAACATCCCACCCTTGCCCTTATTACTCGCATGAAGATCTAATGAACTTTCAGCATTCGCCCATTTATAAACTTCTCCTGCCATATCATGAATTTGTTTTCCCGTTTTAATGCCTTGTTCAATTAATCCTATTGCTGACTTACAAGCTGCCCAGGCACTCAATGGATCAAGCATTTTATCCCTTTATAAAGATTGATATTAAAGCTACAATGACCGCAATGGTATTACCCATAATAACTGTTTCTAATCTTTTGATTCTGGATTTTAGATCTGAAATATTTTCATGAATATTGTTATATCTTTCCAGACACACTTCCTCATGCTTGGATATCCTTGCTTCATTCTTATCTGCTTTAGTTACCATAGTCCTATCCTCTATCGTTTATACTATTTTTTTCCTAACAAATCTTTGTCCGCTTTTCTCGCTCCACCTTTACCTGATACAAAAGATTTTACTCTTCCCATTGCCCAGCTGTGTGCTGAAGTTTTCGGTCTTGATCCTGATGAATAGTAAGCTCCAAGTGTATCCCCCAAAGGGGTCACAGTCCTCTCCTGTATACTTTATTTAAAGTGCTTTCACTAAATCTTGAAGCTCCTGGTATTTTTGAATATTTACTCATTTCTTTTTACTCCTTAATTTTTTAAGATCTGCTCCTGTTATTTTGTTTCTGGGTTTAGCAACCGCAGCTAACTTTTTTTGTTTTGGACTGTATTTACTAAATGGCATTTTATTATCCTTTACTTCGTTGTTTACTAATTTTATCCATCATTGCTTTTGTAAGTTTCCCTTGCCTATAAAGTCTAGCAGTTCTCTTAATCTCTGCTTCTCTAGCTTTAGGATTCTTTGCACCAGATACATATTTCTTTGGTACACCACCCTTAGTTTTAGGCACAGGATCAAACTTACGCATCAATGTTCTTTTGTGTCGCATTATTTTTTCTTCTTTTTTTTATCAGTCATTTTCTTTTTTTTTCCATAATGTCCTGGCATAAGAACTCCTTTCTAAGTTGTTGGTTTTGTTGGGAAAGTAATTGCGTTTGCTTCATCGATCGTTGTTACATCTTTTGTTATATCTCGTAATTTTGTGCGATACGTTTGCCACTCTGTTTTTTTTGCATCTGTCAAAGGACAATTAGGCAAGTCTGTCCAATCTGATTTATCAAGCAACCCATCTCTTTTAGCTCTGATGATTATCATTTTTCTATCATAGGCTGAATCAGTCCATGCCTGTGCTTTTGCTGTTTCTATAGCTATCTCATCTGATGTTAAAGCAACTTCTTTATTATCTACATATTTAATTGCACTCATTTTAGCTTACTCCATAAATTTTAAATTTTCCCTTTGCAATACTTCCTGAAGAAAAATCAAACTGAATTTTAGTAGTGGTATTTGCTTCAAAGATATTACAGGCAGATGACATGACAACCACATAATCCGAACCTACGGAAACTCCATGTGTATGAAATTGGGTAAAAACCGCACTATCCGCAACACCATAAACCCACATACGAAAAGACAATCCTTCATCAGCTTCACTACCTGTATTCACACTTTCACCATACACCTGATATTCAGTAGAAGAGCTACTTCCTTCTGTAGCACTACTAGCATTTCTACCTGAGTCCAAATCGCTATCAGTAGAAGTTAATCCTTTTGTCGCTTGGTTGTAAATTGCGGCTGTGTCAATATTCCCATCTGCACCTGCCACTCGTAAACGGAGTTTTACATCATTAGTTTGAGGTTGCACCATAATGCCCTCAATCATATAAACATCAAATCCCGTAAAGGTAGAGCTAGTAAAAGTAACAGATGCTGTTGCTGAAGAAACTGTTGTCGTACCTAACAACTCATGTGCGCCACCCCCTTTGATTAAACTATAGTCTACTCTTTTTAAAACTCCTGCATCACTTACCAAAAATTGGTCTGTATCCGCAGGAGTGCTTGACAATTCTGTTTGAGCTGAAATCGTATCTGCATTTAATTTTGCCCCCGTAACTCCTCCATCTTTAAAACTAACTGCTCCACTACTTACATCAAAATCCCCAGAGTCAAAACTAGCAATTCCTTTATTGCTTGAAGTTGCATCTTCTCCAGCTATCGTAATGGTATCCGTGGCTCCACCCGTGGTGGTAATTCCTTCTCCTGCTGCGATTGTTACTGTGTTGCCATTTGTGATGGTCTGATTCGATCCACTACTTCCAGCAAGAGTAAAGTTTTCCATACTTCCAGAACCATCTGCACCATCTGCACCTGAATAAGAAAAATGAACACTTACGCCATCATTATTTGAAAAAGAACCTGAACTTGTCAAATGCGTCACAGCTACTTTGGTGTATCCACTAGCATCGGTTATAGCTCCCGTTACCTTAAAAGTGGCATAGGTTGCTGGGGTTGATTCTTTTGTAATTGTAATAATGCCTCTAGCTACTGCATTTGTAACATCATCAAAAGATTGTACAAAAGAAGTTATATTTGCTCCTGCATCATCTGCATCGTCTATAAATAAAACCGATACACTTGAAAGCGTTCCATTATTAAAAGCAATTTTACCCGCACCAGGATCAGCATCACTTGTTGAATTATTAAAGGTCATCGAAAGCTGAGGATTAGCACCTAAAGCACCTGTTGCCCCCGTAGCTCCAGTAGGTATTCCTAACGCTAAGGTTAAATCATCTCCTGATAAGGTAGCTGATCCCGTGGCAGAACCACCCGCAGAAACAGTTGATGTATTAACTGTAATCGAATCAATTCCTCTTTTTAGCAAGGTTAACGCTGTACCATTACTATCATAGCCAATCACCTTATTTGCATTATTAGATGTTGTATCGTTATACGGAACTATCAAACTCGGTGGTGTTGATCCTGTTACAAATTCTGGTAGCTGTAAAGTACGATCTATTTTTTCTTCAAACTGTTGTAACACCATGATCGTATTGTCAAAATCTGTTTCTAACGATGCAGCCGTAAAAGATGCTCCTGTTGAATATGCCGATTCTCTCGATAAAGGTTTGTTAGCAAGGATGGTAAGTTTCTGTCCTGTGGTCGGAGCTGAAGCATAATTAACTGTACCCGTGCCATCAGTTGATATTGAAACAGTATAATGAGTGCTTAAAGATTGAGTTGTTTCCCCCAGAATTACTTTGAGTTCTGTATCAGCATTGATCTGAAACGAAAAGGCAAAAGCTGTCTGTGATCCATTGGTTGTGTACTGAACCCGCCTATTGGTATCGTTAATATCAAATGTTGCCATAAACCCTACCTCTACCTTTTATACAATATATATCGATTGATTTCAAACATTAGTTTTTCATAGCCTCAATTCGAACTCGTAATCCTGGATACTTTTGTAACAACAATTCTTTTCCACTTTCTCTAGCATCAGTCAATATGCTATTTAGTCTTATATAGCGATCTTCTAAATCACTTATTTGATAATCATTTTTTTTTATTTCAGCATTTAATTTTGCTAATAAACTTTCGTTAGGATTGTAACCTCTATCATTCTCATCTAAATGAACATTTTTATTTAATTTGTTTGAGTTGTTAATAAAACGAATGTGATCATTAATTTGCTCAGATGATAATTGAATGCCACCTATTTTTTCTTTGTGACTTGTAAAAGTTCCAACTCTTCTCTCGGATAAAAATGTTAATTCTTCATTAAGTTTAGTAAATTGTGGATTTGATATTCTGATTGGTGAAACTAAATTATAATTTAGACCGTCACTTTGTTGTTTTACTTCTCCCCACATATTTAAACCATCTGGTAAGGTTTCAGAAAAACGAGGATTTCTACTTAAAGCCTGATTATAAGATTCATAAAAACCTTTCATAACAGTAGGTAAATAAGCATATTCCGCTTTAATTAATTGTTCTTCAGAAAGTTTTGTACTTGAAGCATCTGGATTTTTTATTCGGTCTATTAAACCTGAATAGGCTGTAGCACCAACAATATCAATACCAGGTGTATATAAATCCACCATGCCTGTAGCTGTAAAAACGACATCAGATGCTTTTTTAACAAGAAATTTTCCCATACGTTCACCAAAACCTTCTGGCACTCCGTATGGATTACCAGCTGCTTTAGCTAATTCTGAAACACCCTGAAGAAATGGCATATTAGTTGCGTACTGAGCTGCTGCCAATGTTCCTGATTTAAATATATTTTCTAAATCAATTAAGTTTTGACTATCAGAGTTTTGAGCATAGTAAGCATAATCAGCTGCCATAGATAGAACTGCTGACATAGGATCAAGTCTAGAAAAAGTATATCCAACATAAGTTCCGTCATCTTGTTTAAAATTAATTGAATATCTATCTATACCCATACCTGTTAAATATTTTTGTGCTTTAGGGTCACTTGGTCCACTACCAACTATTTTAATATTATCACCAAATTGACCCATAGCTATAGCTACCATAATACCAAATGTGGCGTTTCCTAATAAAAGTTTTGACATAGCTCGATCAAACTCTTTTCCACTTTGTTTTGCTGCTCCTGGTAATTTTAATGCCCTATAAACAGGTGACCAATTAAGAGTTCTATCAAATGCTTCTTTCATAATGTTTGTAGGTGTTTTACTAAATGGAACAATCATTTTACCACCAGGCACTGTGTTAGCTAATTGTACAAAACTTGACCAATATCCTTCTGGATTACCTTGAAATGTTCGAATTTTAGCTTCTTGAGCCATCATATCTTTTATAGATTGATTAGGTTCAAGTAATGTATTTGCATAAGCATTTTGTCCTAAATCTTTAGCTTTTGCTTTACTCAATCCACTTCTTCTTGCATTGTCATAAGCCATAGCACTTTCTCTATAAGCCTCTCTATACAACACTGCTCGTTCAGATATAACTTTAAAAAACTCATCCTCCGAACCTAGAAATCGTCCTGGCAATCTAGCAAATATTCCAAGTATGTCTACAACAGCCATTGGATCACCTTCCGAAATACTTTTTGTTATATGAGCAATATTATCTGTTCTACCTATGGCTCTTCTGTTTTTAAGGTCAATTTTACTTGCAAAATCTCCTGCCTCACCTGTAACCATTGATGAACCAAAAGCTTTAAAAGCATCTTTCAAAGACATCATCATTCCATGAGATTCAGCTGCAAACTCTCCTTTGTATACTCTATCTCCAACAACTCCTCTTCTACCTCCAAGTGTTCTGACTTCACCAATTATTCCAGCTACACCAGCTTCAGCTGCTTGTTGAATTTGAAATATAGCATTACCAGCTGTATTAACAATATGTGTAACAGGGCTTGAGAGTATACCATTTATAAATAATTCCATCAAAGTATCATAAGTTCTTAATGCAAAACTATTTCTTGCGTATTCTGCTCTACCAGGACTTGGTAAAGATAAAAATGTTTGAGCATGAAAATCTATCATATTATCATCAAGATTGTTAACAAACTCATCTATTCTATTTGTATAATCACTTAAATTAATATTTTCTAATTTTTGTGTCGCTGATATAGCTCCTAAACCTCTACCATATTCAGATACAGCTCCAGATACCTGACCGAGTAAATTTGTTTGTAGTGATACAAGTAATTTAAATTCTTTAAATAGTTCTTTTTTCTTTTCAGGGTTAGTTGTTTTAAGTATGACTTTTGATTTTTCCTCTAAGTCTTGACCAAGTTTTAGGGTTGCTATTAAACCACCTAAAGTATCTTCTACCCTAGGAACTTCTCCAGGTTTTCTTGATAGTAATTTATAAGTTATTTTATCAAATCCATTAGCTTCTGCTGCCGCAACCATTGTTTCTATTGTTTGTTTTGGTCTGCGTAAAAACTCAAATAATTCTTTGTTATCATTTTTAATTTTTGTCAAAAGTTCTGCTAGATTAACTTGGTCTAAACCTTTTGCTTTTATAACAACTTTAGCAATATTTAGACCTGGTCCTTTATACCCATTAAGTTTTAATGATTCATTAAGAGCTTTTACAGCATCGGCACTTGCACCCTTAACAAGTATTTCACCACCTTTACCTTTTGATATTTCGTCATCAGGTGCAGAATATTTTCTTATTTCTTTTTGTACATCTTCGGCTTTGCCTAGTTGTTGAGATAGATACTCAAGACCTTTTTTAATTTTTTTAACCATTACTCATTCTCCTGACCAACAACAAGTGGTGTTGCACTAAACATTGCCATTCCTTTTTTTACTTTTTCTTTTAGCTGTGGTGTTAGTTCTATGCTAAATCTTTTCTTTGGTCCTGTAGATGGAAATGGTGTATCTGTCGCTGATAGTGATGTTTGTATTCCAATGGGTATTTCTTTGTCTTTTTGTATAGCATTTTTATCTAACTTCTTAACAATCTTCTCTGCATTCTTTGGAACAATCTCATCATAAAATTTAGCCACACCTTCATTTCTCCATCGATCCATTTGTGCTTTGCCAGGAGTTATAGATACAAAATCATAACCTTCATCAACTGCTTTAGATAATATTCTTTTTAGAGTTAGCTGTGTCCATTTATCGGTGTCTGTTATAAATGGTGCTGGAGGAGCAGTATTATCTAATACTCTTCTTTCATATTCCTCTAAAGAAGTATCTTGTATATTTGGCATATAGCTTTGCTCTTTTCTATATGTTTGACCCCAATCCGATTGAATCTCCTCTATATAAAATACTTTCTTACCATCGCTTGTTGTTCTATCTTTTGTTCTAAAATGAGCAATGACATTCTCTTCATCAAAATGACTTTCGTCAAATTGCACTTTAGGATTATTATATTTAATTAAAAACTCTCGGTAATTATCTCCGCCTGGTTCTGTGTATTCTCCAAACCTTGTCATTTGTTTTGGTGGGTCAATAAGACCTTCATCTACCATATTTTGTTCAGCTTGTATTACAGCTTCGTCAAATGATTTTATATTTTGCCGTCCTCTTCCTATAAACTTATTTGATTCTGTTTCTCTCATTTCTGCTTCTGATTTATATACCTCATATCCTTGGTCATTACCTCCTTTAATTACATATCCTGTTTCAGGATCAACAAATGTGTAAGTAACTTGATAATTATTTTCTTCTAAACTGCCTTTAGCTTCGTAATCATCTTTTTCACCTCCTAAAAACCTTTGTCTTAGATTTCCAAAATTGTTCATTTCCTCTCTTCCATAAAATCTTGGATCATCAACATCACCTTTTAATTCAACCTCATCTAACTCTATTCTATTTGCATTGATCTGATCTTGTATTTCTTGTTTCGTAATCTTGCCTTTATTAAGAACATCATCAAGTCCTAGCCATTCTATCTCATCTGGTTTTACTCCAGCTTTAAGTAATTGTTGGCGATACTGTTGTCCTGTGCCTTTGTTTTGTTTTAACTGATTAGTTACTTCTTCTGCTTTAGAGTAAAAGTTAAGGCGGTCTGTTTTTGGTTTAAGATTTACAACCTCGCCTTTGTTAGGAGCTAGTTTAGATAATCCTTTATCAACCATCTTACCCATTTCACCTACACCCATACTAGATACAGTTGCTGAACCACGATTTTCATCTACTCTTTTTTGTGCAGCTTCTCCAACTTCTCCTAATTTATTTGTAAGGCTTTTTGCTATTTGCGGAGCTTTTTTAATACCCACAGCGGCTGGACCTAATAAATCAAAAAACTCTCCAAGGTTAAAACCAGACTTTGCATCTTGCTTTAGCTCTTCACTTAAATCTAAGCTATCCATTGCATTGTTAAATAGACCTCTATAAAATTCAGATCCAAAATTTTCTTTAGATAGTCGTTCAAATGTTTCGCCAAATGCTTTAAGTTTTTTACCATCTTCCGCAGTTAATGCATCTTTTACCGCCACAGGTAAAGCAACAGTAAGATCTGGTATAAAACCAGCGGTAGCAGCTCCAACTCCGCCACCTATTCCTGTTACCGCTGACCCTACTTTTTGTAAACCAATACTTATGCTTTCGAGTGTTGCCATTTCTGAATATGGTTTCATAACTAGCATATCGTTTTCATCATAATCAAATTCTAGCTCCATACCTGTAGCTCGTAGATTACGACTATCTTCAATATAATCTAAAATATCATCATCATTCATTACCATAGTCCTTTTGATAATCATTAATCTGTTTAAGTAAAGATGAAATAGAAGGTACCGACTTGTTATTATATCTTTTTATTTTACTGTTTTTATTTGACATTATCGCAATTAAAAGTTGTTCATAATTTTCTATTGAAAATTCATCAGAAATTTGTATGGGTAATTCTAATTTTTGAATATCACTTTTTATTCGTGAAAAATTTGTTGACATACCTGTTTTTAATTTTACGGAAATAGCTTTGTTAATCTCATCTTCTTGTGTTTTTAAATTATCATCTAACCATTTATTTACATCAAATGCCTTTAAGTCTTCTTGTGCTTCGGCAGCGGCAGCTTTTAATCCACCACTTAATTTTGCATATAATCTACTTTCTTTAGTTTCAGCTGCAAGAAGTTGCTTTGGGTTATATGTTTGCAATCCCTTAACTCTACTTAAAGCAATACCTATTTGATTTTTTTTATCAGTTTGTACTTCTTTAAATAAGTTATCATAATCTGCTTTACTGAGTTCACCTCTAAACTTATTTAGTTCGTCAAAATCTAAAATGTTTTTTTCAGCTAACCTTCCTAATCTGTCTTTTTCTAAAGGATTACTTGTTAATCTTTTGCCGCCAAGTTCTACTCGTTCTCGTTCTATATCAAATATGTCTTTGTTGTCTGGATCAATAGTTTTCATAACAATTAGTTGTTTGTTATATTCATCTATATTATTTGTGTCTAACGCTTCATAGGCTTTAAGTTTAGATTCTGCAAATTTAGTTTTGCTGTTCTCGTCATCTGAATCGTCTATAGCTTTTTCAAACCTAATTTCATCTTCTCTTGCTTGTCGCATTTCTTTAATTAATTTTAATCGATCCTCTGTGTTGAGTTGTCTTAACATGGCATCGATCTGTGAGTTGCCTGTTTTTTTATTGGCTGTCATGTTTGCAGTATTATTTGATGTTGTTCCTGTCTGTAAACTTATTGCAATAATTTTTGCTTTATATGAATTTAAATGTTCTTTATCTAAAGTTTCTCTAAGCTTTTGAATTTGAGAGATATTATATTTTCCTTTGGTAAGAGCTTCATTTAATAAAACATTATTTGTCAATGTTCTTCTTTTTACTAATTCATCTGAATATTCTTGTTCGGTTTTACCTGGTGTTAGTAAAATATTATCAATGTGTGTAGTAATTCTAGTTAAAGTAGATTCGATTTCAGCAGCAGTAGTTGCTTTATCTCTTGTAATTTGTATATCTGCTAAATCATTTATGTACCCTTTAAAATGTCCGCCTGTTATTTGTGATAACTCACCTTTTAATTTAATATGATCTGTTGGACTTACATCTTTTAAAATATTAGAATATCCTAGTGATATAGCATCTAAACCATCAGCCACCTCTTGCGGATCTAACTCTTGTGTTTTTGCTTGAGTAATGTATTCTGAAAAATCTCTTGACGCTTGTAATTCTATTTCTGAGATTACATTTAAAAAGGCTGTGCTTCGAGCAGCTTTACCTTTTGTTCCAAACCCAAGTCTTTTTGTAGGATCTTCTCCTGTCTGCGATGCTTGTTCTAACTCCTCCATAGTAATTGGATTAGCAGCTCCATACTGCTCACCTTCTTCTACAACCTTTTCCGCCATTTGATCATAAAAAAAACTAGACATAGTATTGAGCAACCTGGTCATTTGATCTTGTCCTGAAAGTTGTTGTTCTAAAATACCTACCTCGGTTGCAGCACTTGGTCTGTATCCTGAACTTAATATTGATCTATTTTGTCGTACTCTTTCAGCCACTATCTATCCTCCAAACGCTGGTCCTACTCTACCACCTGGTGGTAAAGGAACATTTCTTGTACCAGCCTTGCTCTTTCCTTGTAATGATTTAGCTGAGTATCCAGAACCTCCACCAAGGTTCATCCCACTAAAAGCACCCGACGAACCAACTTGAGCAACATTCATAACTAATCCTGTAATCGCTTGAGTTCGAGCTTGTCTAGCTGCCATAGCTCCTCGGTACTCTAAATTTCTAGCTTCTCTTTCTGATTGTTCAATAGCTAAGAAAGCGTCTTGTTCTAATATTCCAACATCTAAAGCTGCGGGTCGTAATACTTGTTGTTCACTAAACACCGCTGCTGATCCTACCTCTGGCAATACACCACTTGAATATCCTCTGGCAATATTACTAGCTAACGCTCTTTTTGTTCGTCTTAGTATTTCATTAGCTGACTCTTTAGCTTTAACTGCTTCAACTCTACCCTCAAGTCTTTTGTTTCGAGCTTGAGCTTCCATTATGGTTTTTTGTACTTTGCCACTTGCAACAGTTGAACGATACTGTAAT